GTATGTGAGTCCATATCAATAGCACCACTTGCTCTTAATCTTAATTCATCTACTGAACCAGTATTACCAATCCAAACTCTATCAGTTGGTGTTGTTGATAATGCTCCAATTTGAACATCATTCGCGTATGCTACTAAAAATGTTTTATTTAAATCGTGGTCTGCCGTAACTCTAAATGTTCCAACTCTACCAGCTGTATATGGAGAACCAGAACCCGATGCAACTGCAGCTCCACCAACTGCCCAACCATTTACCTTAAATTCTGCTCCATAATTATATGAAAAGCCATCATAAAATTCAGTTGAATATGCATCTTCATATTCTCTACCAAATGACGGGTAATTTTGAGTAAATACTCTACCCAATCCAAATGTTTTACCATTTTGGGTAGTTGAACCAAATGAAATATATTCTTGCTCTGCATTTGTTCCTAATTCACTCTGATTAAACTGAATTATTCCACTTGCATCAACATTACCACTTATAATTTGATTTCCAATAAAGGTATTTGAACCAGTGGTTGCATAAGAACCAGTCAATCCAGATAAACCATCTATCTTTGTATTGATTGATGCAGTTTCAGCTTCAATAGAATTTAACCTACCAATAGTAGATTGTGTAAAGGTTTGAATATTATCTAATCTAATATCAGTAGATGCAGTATAGGTGTTAAAATCTCCCCTTAATACATCTGCATTTATTGCAAATGAAGCTGATGTAGCAAATGAAGCAGTTCCACTTAAGTCTCCAACAAAAGTGGATGCGGTTACTGCTCCGGTTACTTCTAAATCATAATCTATACTAACTTTTGTTCCATCATCATAAATTGCTGATGATGTTATATGGTCTCCACCTTGTCCTTTTGTTATTCTATTTAAAATTGGATATAATATGGTTTCAATTCCCGTTGAACGAGGACCTGATAAGAACCCACCTGCTCCATACGATGAACCACTTACATTCTCATATATCCAATGATTATTTACTCCATCCCATAAGAAAGATGCGGTTACACCCAATGAACCTGTATCAATAACTTTTATTCCACCATAAGGTTGTGGTGGTACATCATTATTTAAGATGATAAATGCATCTCCAATAATTTTTGCTGAACCTGTTATTGATTCCAAATATCCAAATGAACCTGTCCCACTTACGGTTATATTATTAAAGTTTTGTGTTCCTGTAAAAGTATTATTTACATCTGTTCTTGCATAAGAACTTGTTGCACTTTCTAAACTATTTAATCTACCCGTTGCACTTCCAGTAAATGTTTCTAAACTATCTAATCTATTATCAGTAGATGCTGTATAATTTTGGAATGATGTGGTAGTTACTAAATCTGATGTATCTACTATTATTGAAGATGTTGGTGTTGGTTGAGGAACTCCATCGCCATCTCCAACCCAAAAGTATCCTTCGGTTATGTTTGGTAAAGTTACTTCAACATTATTAAATACTATCCCTCTACCGTTATTAGCAGAACGAGTAATTACTCCTAATGGTTGTACTTTAACAGCAGAACCAGTTGGTCTTGTTGCACTCCATCCTCCACCTACTCCTAAATAAACTACTGTTCCTGCTGGGTATAAGTTTGTATCTACTCCTTGTATCTCACCACTAATAATAGCTGTTCCTGTTGCACTTGGTGCAAGTGTTTCATCAAAAGCAATTAAAGTTGCTGGTCTCCTTAATGGATTACCTGCATCTGCAATATAAACATTTGCATTATCACCAGTTGCACCACTTACGAATAAAGGTGTTCCTCTTAATATAGAAGATGTTTCTGCGTTATGAATATTTTGGTGAAGTGTTTTTACCCAATCAAATGAAAGGTTACCCGCTCCATCTGTGGATAAGAACATATCAGTTGTTCCATCAGTAAAGGTTGTATCTTCTAATATAATTTGTGAAGAACCTGATACTACACCTGGTGGTAAAACACTACCACTTTCATCAGGTATATTAATGACAAATGTGGTTGAGTCTCCTTTGGTAAAAGTTAAATCTCTACTACTACTATCAAATGAAGCAGTTACTACTGATGAACCCGTTATATCACTTATCTGAACCGAACCACTTACTAATCCACTTGGTGTTCCAATTATCCCTGTCCATAGAGTTGTGGATGAAAAGGATGAACTGGCAACTGTACCATCAATTCTACTACCACTTAAATCTCCAGTTGTATCTTGTAGGATAATTTGTGATGAACCACTAACTGTTCCTGCGGGTACAGATGCTGTTACTGTTGGTAAGTTTGTCAATCCACTACCATCACCAACGAAAAAAGAACCTGATATAGTTCCTGATATAATCAATCCGTCAACTACCGAACCTGTCCCATTTACCAAATAACCTGTGGTATCATTCTTTTGTAACAGTTGGTCAAAAGATGATGATATTGTTTGATTGGTTAAATTATAATTCTTTGCCATTACTATTCCTTTTTATTGTGGTAAATAAGGGTATCTTGAATTTACCACCTTTAATCCCATTCTTTCTACGAACTCTGGAAGTCTATTCTTAAATACAAAAGGACTACCATATTGTGTTTGTTGGTCTGCTGGTATCTCATCATCTACTGCTTGACCATACTCTGGAAACTTATCAGTATTGAAACACAAATGGTCTACCAACCTTTCTCCAAAGTATTCTAATTTATTTTCTACACTTCGTTTCTTCTTATCATATATTTGCATGTCCACCGATGTTGCGTTGTCTCCACCTTGTGGTTGTAACAATCCGTTATTTCGGGGTCTTAACCAAATATATTCTAATGCCACATAATATGTTGCATAAAGTAAATAATCCAAAATATAATCATCAACTAAATCTTTATAGTTTCCAGTTAAGGTTGAATTGTCTACATCTTCCATAATCTTATTGTATAGACGAGTTCCTAATACTTTGGTTAAATAAAGTATTTGAGCTTCTCTGATTGCTGACTTCAACAAATCCGGGTCTACATAATCATTCAAATCAGTAAATGCTTTTAATCTAGCTTCTGATAATAATATTGTATTTTGCATTATTCTTTATCCTTATTTTTCACTACCTAAAGTAACATTGTGTCCTTTAATAGTAAATTTACTTTTCTCAATTAAACCTTGGCTAAATAATTCTTCTCCAATATTTAACCCAAATTTATTGTAAATAACTGCTGATGACCTACCGAATGCATTATAATCTTCTGATTTAAGGTAAAACTCATCAGTTATCATTTTTTCTAATTCTTTCTTTGCTTCTAATCCCAACTTCTTCTCCTGCAAATCTTTGGTTCTGATTTCTGGAGCATCTATATCACTTAAATCAATAAATCTCTTTGTCCATGTATCAAATCCTAAATCAACCATTGCTTCAATGGTATCTCCATCCACTATTCTAATTAACTCTGCTCTGTATGTATATAAATTCTGTTTCATATTATATTATATCATTTTCTCCATCAATGGTATTGGTTTCTTCAATATTTTCTTCAACTTCAATATCTGCACCAACTTCTGCTTCATCTGACTTCACTATATCTACTTCTTCTTCTCCATCTTCAAACAATTTAACTTGCTCTACAAAGATTGGTTCGTTATATCCATTTAATTGGAATATATTTTCTATTGTACTTAACAGTTCCATTTGTATCGGTCTAATAACCGTTGCTTGGAAATGTGCATAAGCATCTAACATTTCTGTTCTTCCACCTAACTGTCCTTCTGTTTTAATTCCTAATAACATTGGACTGGTTATTCTATGTGCCGTTAATATCTTCTGAACTATCATGTCATTGACAACGGTGTAATAACCATCAGCACCGTTCTGTGGTATTGGTGTTATTTCAGGCATCTCATCTCTACTCGGTACATCCATATACAATAAAGAACCTGCATTCCTACTACCACCGTAATTCTCCCGTAACATCCTTTCAATCATTTCTCTTTGTTCATCATCTGCATTACTGAATGTGGTTATGGATAAACTTGGTGCTAATCCATTCTGAATGTTATGTAAATGCCAACTATCAACTTCTGAATCTAAACCAATCACATTTAATCCACCCATATAATCTGGTAGGGGATAATATCTCATGCCAGGTTGATAATCACTCATATAAAGGATTTGCGATGGGTTAGAACGGTCTATTTTATTAAAGCGGGGTAGATATACCAAATCTTCTTTATTTACCCTCATTCTCCCTCTATTTTGGAATTCGTGGGATATATAATATCCTGGTACATTTCCACGATAATCCATTTTCTTTGCACGTACCCAACTAAAATCAATATGATAAACTTCGGCTATCTTTGTTCTATCATTACTCCAAATTAACTCTAATGCATATCCACCATAAAGTATTCTGTCTAATGTCATTTTCCAGAATATATCATTCCAACTTTCACCTTCTTTATTTGCGAATTTAAGTCTATCTTGTTCTTCTGTAATTAAACCACGTCCATAAACACCATCTCTTTTTGCATTGATGCAGGTCATATTGGTACTGGACTTATTGTATAATTCAATCACATATTGTGGAAATTCATTTTCATACCCATAATATACAATGTCTCCCCTATCATCTTCAAATACCTGTCCCGTTGGATAAGGTACTTCACCGTATTTTGGTATTACTAAAAATGAATGTTTTTTATTTTTCTTTTCCATCTCTATCCTTGATAAATTACAAAACTAGCATCTTCATTGCTGGTTATGTAAAGTTTTTCTGTTGGGTCTACTGAACCTGAAATAAAAACCCTATCTTGACTAATTAAAACTGAATTAGCTTTTACTGTTGCTGGAACTAATCCATTTTGTACCCATGTTCCTTCTGCCAATATCCATTCTGGGTATGCATCAATCCAAACTGAATAACCTGTTTCTCCATATCTCAATTCTAACTCATAAGTTTGTCCAGCTTTTGCATATACCTTATCTAAATCTCCTTGTATATCTGTTGATACAAATGTTTCAACCACTCTCCATCTACTATTCAATTCTTCCAACGAAGCAGTTGCATAACTTTCATATAATTCATTATTCGTTAAAGTGGGTGTCAAAAATATAAGATAATCAGAACCTACTCCCGCAGTAAACGATGAACTGGGAAATACAATGTAGTTTAATTGATTTTCTTTTAAAGTTTGCATTAAGTTATTTGTTAATTAAAGGGAAGACCGAAGCCTTCCCAATAATATATAAAAATTCCACAAATGGTTAGTAGGAAATACCAGGCCCGACCATAATGTCTGCCAATATACTTCCAGTAATAGCATCTGCTGGGTTAGGCTCTTGTCCAACGAATGGTAAGTTATATCCATTCAAATCACCAAATGCCGTTCCCGTCTGTCCTGTTCCTGTATCCAATGAAGCCCCTCTGGTTCTTCCAACTAAAAAGAATTTATCACCATTTTCACCACTATTGTTGGTTTCAACGATAATTCTTAATTCTGGGTTTTGAGCCAAAATCTTCACTTGGTTTCTTAATGAACTTTGCATCTTTGCTAAAGTTACATTAACTGTCTGCTCATAGAATACCGTTTGGTTCTCTGTTGAACCGTTGATAGTCTCTGTAAAATCAGAAGTCTGTCTTGGTACATCATATCTAAACCAGTTTCCTGCAACATCTGCAGCTCCTGATATTTCAGTTATTGTATCATTAACTTCTGTTATAGTTAGGTCTTCAAAAGAACCAGAGTAAATATAGATGGATTTAATACCACCTGTATTATCTCTACATCCTAATTGAAATCCTGCCGTAATATCACATCCTGCTGGCATAATCTATCCCTCCTTTATTTATAGGTTATTTGTTACCCAAAAATCAGGGAATGCAACTTGGACACCCATCTTCGTTACAATTCTATGCTTCAACTTGTCTCCATTAATATCATACCATAATTGGAAATTATCTAAATCTGAAATTAAATCAGTTCCCACTACGATATGTCTTGCTGGTCCCATTACAATTCTATCACTACCTGCTAATCCAACTGTTCCTACAATTCTCAAATTAGCAAATGGGTGCATCATAGATAACAACGAACCTCTGTTCTCAACTGCAGCTGGGTCATAATGGTAGTTGTTTTCTGTTCTCAACCAAGTGATATACTTTCTAAAGTTAGCGATTGACATGAATACAGTTAAATCATCTCTATCCTGTACATCCACATTCAAGTTCTCTAACTGCTCATCAATAATATCACCAATGTTGGTTGATGTTGGTGCAGATGAAGAAACATAAGTTACTCCACTACCACTTGCCAAAAGAGTATTCAAACCATCAACACAATCTCCACTTCCAGTTGTTGCAGTCCATAAGAAAATATCATTCTTCTTTTGGAAATTCTTAACCAATTGGTCTGTATATTCCTGAACGAATGCATAAGTTTCTGGGTATGAACCTTCTGGTCCTAACAATCCAATATACTTGGTATCTAAATCTCTCAAGCAAAGTCCATCATGTGAACTTCTCTGACAAACTTCCAAGTCTCTTTGAGTATAAGTTACTGAACCACTTTCAGTTGTTACACAACCTCTACCATCCTGAATAACTAAATCCACTTCTTGTAGGTTTAAAGGTTCTTTGTACTTAATACCTTCTTTAACTGTTACATACTCAACAGTTGAGCCAGCGATGACTGATTTTACCAACAATTCACCAGCTAATTCATTATTAAAATCTGCTAATGCAGATACATCAAATCCTGCCATGATTTTTACTCCGTTTTAATTATTTGTTTTTACGTTTCATAATTCTTTCAAAAACTTTCTTATGTTCATCGTTTCTGAAATCATTATCTGATTTTTGTGGATTTCTTTTAGCGTAGATTGCTTCCTTTGCTCTTTTAGCTGCAGGTTCTGCACCAAATTTCTCCACCTTTTCGTCCATCTTTGAGAATTTAGCTTTCATCTCTTCAATGTCCTTTTTCATCTCTTCCATTAAGGGAACGATGATTTCTGCAATAGTTTCAGCAATCTCTTCTCTCTTTGGATATTCTTCCATATCCTTGTCCTCTGCCAATTCAACTTCATCAGTAGCTACTGATTCTTCTGTTTCAGCTGCCATATCTACTACGGCTACAACTTCAACTTCTGATTCTTCTGCAGTTTCCATAATTTCGGATACCACTCCTCCAACGGTAATAATCTTCATATCACCTTCTAAAAAATGTTCTCCGTCTGGTGCTGGAATATCACCATCTTCAGTTCTAACAAATATAGGAGTTCCAACAGTTATCTCTTCGCCATCATACGTTAGCGTAAGTTCGCCATCTGCTGTTTTAATCTCCCCAAATTTGTTAGGAGTTGCTTCTTCAACTGGTGCTTCTACCAAATTGAAATGCTTCATTACTAATTCCTTTAAGTTCATACTTAAACTCCTTTTAGGTTAAATTAAATTATGATGAGAACGAACCAACTGCCTTGCTTTCTTTGACTACCAATGTTTCGCCATTGGTTAGCTCATAAGTGCCATCAGGCATCACTGCTACACGCTCTCCATCTTCCAATATAAATACTACCAAAGTTTTATGGTCTATCACTATGTCCGTACCCCCTTTAGTAGTTCTGTAATAAAAGTTTTGATTTGATGCGTTAATAATCTGGTCTACGAAATATCCTTCAACGGAAAAGCCCTTAACTTTACCAGTCTTAACCCATTCATTCCAAATACTTTTATCATTTATCTTCATTACTCCAAACCAAGTTCCAACTGGATATTGTTTACCTGTTAAGGTATATGATTTATCTTTTTCAGAATTATCTATTATCCAACTTTCTACCAAACTTACATTATCCAACTTAAAATAATCTGAATGTTCTAAATTAGATTGGTCTTGGTTCTTCTGTATCATAAACTTATATGCTATCCTTTCTATGGTATCTTTACTAAAATACACCCAATATTCACCGTTAAAATCATCATAACGGTATATCATCTTATCAGGTATCATCAAAGGGCCTGCTACTATCTGTTTCTCTTTATTTTGAACCGAAAATCCCTCTTGATTAATTGTGGTTTCCAATGTTGGTGAATTTGGATTTCGGTTTGCGGTTGGTTTTGGATTAACAGAGGTTGCTGGATTTATACTTTGTTGTATTTGTTTTACAATATTACCTGTCTGGTCATCTATTGAATACCTTACTTCTGACCAATGGTGTCTACATCCATACGAACCTTTATAAGTGAAAATATCATATATACCAAACTGGTCATTCTCCCCAGTAATTGTCATTTGGTTTATATCTTCTTTTCGGAATATCTTTTTTGCTGTCATTGGATTTGTTCCACCTTGAAAATCCAACAACTTTGCACAAAAGTCTCTATTCTTATTATCTCTTGGACCTGTATAAACATATCTTATTCTAAACTTACCATAATCCATTATAGATGTTAAATCAGATGTTGAGTTCATTGCAAATCCTTTCTTCTTCATATCTGCAATTAACTCTTCTTCATCTTGTGCTACTTCTTCCAACTTCTTCATCAACTCATCTTGTATATCGGCTGGTAGGTTAGATATATACTTTGGTTCTTCTTTTAATTCTTCAATAACATCTATAACACTTTGTGCATCTTCCATAGTTGCACATGGCATGTATATAGTTGTACCATCATCTAACTTATGTGTATGGATTTCCCCTTCACATCCAATTATCATTGAATAAAGGATTGCTTCATTTATATCATCAAAAATAGGAACTTCTGCAGATGCTGATATTTGATTTATATAATTTGGTAGATTACCAACTTCGATTGCTAATTCTTTTTCTCGTTTAATCTGTTCAAGCTTTCGTTTTGCCCA